ACTTCGCAGGTGAAGGCATGGAGCGGCCGCAAGCCGAGCGAGGCGGCACTCTCGACCTGGTTCACCCGCGAGCGCATCACGCGCACCGTGGCTCTGGCTCGCGAAGCGGGCCTTGTCGCCTCTGCGGCCGCGCCGGCCGACTACACCGCGCAGGAACGCGCCGCCCTCGGGCGCGCGCGGTTTCTCACGCTGCTGAAGGACCTCGAGCCCGAGCAGATCGCCAAACTCGACCGCAATGACCTGCACCGGCAGAAACTCGCGATCGAGTCCCGGCGACTGGAGCTGGACCAAATGAAGGTCGAGCGCCTCGTGCTGGAGCGCTTCGACGATCTCGTCGCCGCGCGGGAATCCGCGATTTCTAAGGGCTTGAAAGGCGAGGAGGCGGTAGAGGCGGTGCGGCAGCACCTGTGGGGCACGGCCGCGGGCTGACGATCATGGCGACCAAGAGCGACAAGTCCAAACGCAGCGCTCCGGCCTTCGCCTTCCGCTCGTACCAACTGCCCATCTTTCGGGACCGGACGACTCCTGTGCAGCTCCTTCACTGGAGCCGCCAGATCGGCAAGAGCTTCACGCTCGCCGCCTGGGCGGTCGACCGCCTGCTGACGCGCCCCGGACGGCTCGTGGTCGTGCTGTCCAACTCGAAGGACAACGGCCGGGAGTTTGCCGCCAAGTGCGCCGAGGCCGCACGCGCGCTCGGCCAGGCCTGCGATGCCCTCGATCTGGCGCCAGGATCCGAAGTCTACGAGGAGATGAACTACGAGGTGCGCGTGACTGTCGATGGGAAGGTCGGCCGCATCAAGGTGCTCGCGGCGAATCCGCGCACGGCCCGCGGTTTCTCGGGCGATCTGATCCTGGACGAGTTTGCCTTCCATCAGGACAGCGCAGCCATCTGGGAGGCGGCAGAGCCGATCCTGGCATCGAACCCTGATTTCCTCTGCCGCATCGCCTCGACCGGCAACGGCACGGGAAATCTCTTTTACCGCATGGTGACCGGCGGCCAGTTTGCGCTCTCACGCGTCACCCGCACTGACGCCTGGAAAGCCGGGGTTAAGATCCGCAGTGCGATCAGCGGCGCGTTCATCACGCCAGCGCAGGCGCGCGAGGAGGCGCTCGACAAGCTGGCCTACGATCAGAACTACGAGTGCAGTTTTGCAGCGGCGCAAGGGCCGCTCCTGCCGATGCACCTGATCGACGCGGCGGAACGCCTCGACTGCGGCGACGTGTGCGAGGAAAGCTGGAGCGCGCAGGCGCTCGAGCGGATCGCAGGCGCGCTGGGGCGTCTCGCACTCGGCTACGATGTGGCCCGTCGTGGCGACTATTCCGTCCTCTCGGTATGGGAGCGCCTCGGCACCGAATACTTCTGCCGGGCGATCCTGCGCGCGCGAGGCATGGCGCTGCCTGACCAGGAGGAGCGCGTCGCGGCGGCGATGAAGGCCAGCCACGGGCGCATTTCTCCGATAGTCCTCGATGCGACCGGCCTTGGCGAGGGGCCGGCCGACTACCTTGGCCGACGATTTCCGGGCCGCGTGAGGCCCATCCACTTCTCCAGTTCGATGGAACTTTCCCGCGAGCTGGCGGCACAAGGCGAGCGGGGCCGAGTCGCTCCGGCCCCGCTCGTCCTTGCCGCACGACTGCACCGCCTCTACCTGGACGGGCAGGTCCGCCACCCCGTCGACACGCTGCTGCGAACCGACCTCCAGAAGCCCCGCCGGGCCGTCACCCCCAGCGGCCGGGCGACGATCGCGGCGGATTCCGATGTGGACGGCCACGCGGACCACTTCTGGTCGTTCGCCCTCGCGCTGCACGCACTCTCCGACGATGCACCCGGCGCATTCAACTCCGACACGATAGGCGGCGTCCTCTACGACCGCACACTTTCAATCGCCTGAATCCCTCAACCGCCATGTCCACACAGATTCTCCCGTCTCAGAACCAGACCGCAAATCCTGCGGATCAAGCCCAGTATTTTGTGCGAGCCATGGTCGGCGAGGAAATGCCGGCGATGGTGTGGAGCGAGGTCACTCCCGAACGCGGCCGCCAGATCCTGGCGAACGCGATGGGAGGCGACCTGCAGGCCCAGCATGAATTGTTTGGGATCATGATCGACACCTGGCCGCGCCTCGCGAAAGCGCTGGCGGAGGTGAACGGTGCCGTGCGCCGTCTATCGTGGCAGGTCGAGCCTGTGGCAAAACGAGGCGAGGAACCGACTCCGGAGGCGCAGGCGCATGCGGACTTGGTCGAGGCGGCGCTGCGGGCGTGGCGTCCGGAGGTGGGCTCGCTCGATCTGTCGTTTGAGGATGCGGTCGACCAGCTCCTCGATGCCAGGGCAAGGGGCATATCCGTCCTCGAACTCGTCTGGCAGTCGACGGCCGAAGGCGTGCTCCCGCGTGCGGCGCAGTGGCTCACACCACGGCACTACGGCTGGAATGCGGCTGGCCGGCAGCTGGGCCTGCTCCAGGAACCGACGCCCGCAACCACGCTGCGTGGGGCGCGCGGAGGGCGGATGAACTGGGCGACGTTCATACCGGACAAGTTTCTCGTCGGCTTCTGGCGCGCACGCGCGGGCGCGCCCGGCCCCACCGCGCTTCTGCGGCCTCTCGTGCCCTACTGGATCGGACGCACCTACGGCTGGAAGTGGCTTCTGCGCACCGCGCAGATTTTCGGCGTGCCTTTCCGGTGGGCGACGTACGACGCCACCCGGCCCGATGTGGGCCAGCAGGTGGCCGACATGCTGAAGAATCTCGGCTCGGCCGGCTGGGCGGCGTTTCCGGCCGGGACGACACTGGAGTTTCAGGAGGCGGTCACCAATGCGCGGGACAATCCGCAGGCGCTCCTCCAAGACTTGGCTGATCAGGCCTGTGACCTCGTGGTGCTCGGTCAGACGCTCTCGGGCACGAGTCAAGCCACCGGCCTTGGCTCCGGGACGGCCGTCCTCCATGGATCGGTCCGCCAGGAGATCCTGCAGGCGGCGGCATGGTGGGTTGCGGATGTGCTCAACTACCAGTTGGTCCCCGCGGTCATCCGGCTGAACTACGGCGTGGCCTCCGGTGCCCTGCCCCGGATCGCGCCGGATCTGTCGATGCCGACCGATCCCAAGGCGCTCGCGGACCGGGATGCCGTGCTCGGCACGATGGGCCTGCGCATGCCGACGGACTGGCTCTATGAGCGCCATGGCGTGCCGCAGCCCAAGGGCGAAGAGCCGACGCTTGGGGGCGGTTCACCTTCACCGGGGGGCGGACCCGGCGGACTGTTTGGCGATTTGCTGCCAAATTCCGGGGCGGAAAAGCCCCAGGAGCCACCAACACCCGTCCAAGGCAAGAAATCCACGCCTGATCAATTCGCGGGGATTCGCGGGGCATCGGCGGCGGAGGGTCAGGAAACAGGCAGGCCCACAGAACGGTTTTTCGAGGATTTGACCGGGGTGACGGCTGAATGGCTGGCTCCGGTGGAACCCATTTTGCGCCGCCTGCTGGCGCTCGCCGAGGCCGACTCGGCCACCCCGGCCGACATCGCTGCTGCGCTGGCCGAGGCGCGGCAGGCGCTGCCGGAGATTTTCGAGGAGGTCGACCATGAGGAAATGGCCGGGGCCCTCCGCCGCGCGGCAGCCGCGGAATTGATCAATGGTGCCGCGGTCGGTCTGGCCGAACGAAAAGACTGATGGCAAACGGGCTGTCCATCCGCGTCTTTGACCGGGCCTCGCCGGCGGTCCGTGCGATGGCTGAAACGCTGGCGCGCCCGGAGGCCCTGCTGCTTCCGGTGGCGCGCAAGGGGGCGAATCTTCTCCGGCAGCATTACCGGCAGATGGAGGCGGCCGCGCCGAACAAACTCGGCGGCAGGCGCACCCACTGGTGGAGGCAGGTCGGAGAATCGGTCAACAATCCGATCCTCACCTCGCCAACGGCGGCGCAGATCGAGATCACGCAGCCGGGTGCGGCGCTGCGCCTGCACGGCGGCACGGTGCGCCCGCGCGAAAGCTCGGCGCTCGCGATCCCGATCCACCGCGAGAGCTACGGTATCTGGGCGCGCGACTGGCAGAAGCAGCATCCCGAGCGCCCGCTCTTCAAGATCCGCGGGGCGCGCGGCGTGTATCTCGCAGCCTCACCGCGGGGATCCAAGCGCCTGCAGATCCTCTATGTGCTCCGGGGTGTGGCGCAAATTCCGCCGGATCCCCGCGTGCTCCCCGACTCTCAGGAGTTCGGTGCGCGCTTGAGCGCCTATGCCGAACAAAGACTCGCCACGCTGCTTCGGCGGCAGAACTCCGCATGACGCCATTTCTCGCCCGCTTCGCTCCCCGCGCCCTCTCTCCCACCGGACAGGTGCCCACCTCCATCATGTGGATGCCGGCGGGCACGCACGCCATCTCAGCCTACCAGGACGGCAAACGCGTCGATGTGAAGGTGACGGTTGACGACTTGACCGCGCAGGTGATGCAGGCTGCGTATGAGCGCGAGGTGGCGACGGGGCACAAGCCCCTGATCGACTTCGACCATGAGCACAAGGCCGCGGCCGCGTGGGTGCTGGGCTACCGCTGGGTGCCTGGACGCGGCGTCTACTGCGATGTGGAGTGGAGTGAGCAGGGCCGCGCCGCGGTGGCTGGCCGCACCCACCGCGCCTTTTCGCCGGAATTTTTCGCCGACAAGTCCGGCCGCGTCGTGGACGCCCCGAAGTACCACGGCGGCCTCGTCAATGATCCGGCCTTCACGGCCATCTCTCCACTCTGGGCCCGCCGGGCCCCCGCAACCCAACACGATACCATGAAAGATGACACCACTCAGGCGGGCCAGCAAGCCGCCGAAAACGCCGGCGAACTCGCCGTGATTCAGGACGCTGCGCCCGCCATACAGGCGGCGAAAGCCGAAAATGAGGCGCTCAAGGCCCAACTGGCCGAGCGCGATGCGGCCCTCAAGGCCGTCCGCACCAAGGAGGCCGACACGGCCGTGAAGGCCGCGATCGCCCGTGGCGTGCTGCCTCCGAAGGATGAGAAGGCGCATGAAAAATGGCGCGGCCTCATCATCGCCGATCCGGGCAACGCCGATCTGCTCGCCGGACTCGGGGCCAATCCTGCGCTGCAGGGCGGCGCTGTCGTGCAGGCGAGCGCCTTTCAGGGTCTCGAGGCCCGCGATGGCACTGTCGAGGTGCTGCGCGCCTTTCAGGCGAAATCCAGCCCAAAGGAACGCTCCTCGATCTATACGCGGGAAATCTCCCCGCTGCTGTCGAAGGGTGTGCGCCTGGGACCCATTCTCGCGGCCAACTCCCTCGGCACCCTCAGCGGCGAACTCGTGACCCAGCGCGCCCTCTCGCTGCTCAAGCTGTCCTTCCCGATGCTGAGCGCCATCTCGACGGATTTTTCCGATGCGCCGATCGCGTACGGGCAGACGGTCAAGACGCGGCTGCGCGCCGTGCCGGCGGTCACCGACTACAACGCGGTCACGGGCTACGCGACAAGCGACGCCGCCACGACCGACGTGCCGGTTGTCATCAACAATCACAAGGCGGTCCAGATCGGTTTCAACGCCAACGAACTCGCCTCCACCGATCGCGATCTTTTCGGCGAGCAGGCCGAAGGCGCGCACTATGCGCTCGGCAAGGCGCTGGTCGATGCGCTCTACGCGCTGATCCTCGCGGCGAACTACACGAATGCGACGACGAAGGCCCTGGCGACGTTCTCCCGCACCGACATGACCGCGATGGCGAAGGCGATGTACAATCGCGCTGTGCCGGCGGCGGGACGGTTCGTGCTGCTCAATCCGGACTACTACGAGAAACTCCAGTCTGATCCAACGATCGTCAATCTCGCGGCCTACCAGATGCCGGAGGTGATCACGCAGTACAAGCTGCCACCGGTCGCCGGTTTCCAGCCCTATCAGGCCGTGAATCTGCCTAACACCGGCAATCTCACCGGCTTTGGTGGGACACCCGATGTCCTCGCGCTGGCCACCCGCATGCCCAACGACTACACGGTCGCGCTCCCTGGAGCCACCGGTGGCGGCGTCGTTCAGACCGTGACGAACGAGGACACCGGCATCAGCGTGATGCTGGTCATGTTCGTCGACCACAAGCTGGGCGGTGCCTACTGGCGCATCGCGCTGCAGTTCGGCGCGGCGGTCGGCAATGGTGCCGCCGGCCAGCGACTGATCTCCGCCTAAGTCACCGCGCACACGCCGGGTCATGGCTTGGACCGCACTCACCGTATCCGCCGCCCGCGCCGCGATTGCCGGCGCGGACGAGCAGGACCTGCTCGCGGGCCTCACGGCCACCGGGCAGCCGGATCCGTTTGCAGACGAGCTGCCGCGCGTGATCGCGGAAGTGCGCAGCTACATCCCGGCGCTGCGCGTCGATCAATCTCTCGGGGCCGGCTTGCTGCCGGACACCCTGTTTGGTGCATGTTTGGACATCCTCCGCCTGCGGCTCGCCACCCGGCTGGCCGCAGGCCGGCAGGCCAGCGAATGGCTGGTGACTGAACCCCGGCGCAAGGCGGCGGAGGACGCACGCGCCTACTTGAAGGACGTGGCGCGGGGCCTGGTGGCGGTCGAGCCGCCGCCGCCCGGCGTGCCCCCCGCGGAGGATCCGCTTGAGGCGGGCGGCTACCACGGCAGCGACGAACCTTTTGTACCATGACGATCAGCGAACACCAACAGCGCATCGGAGCACGCATCGCGGCGCATCCCGACTTGGCGACGCTGCCCCTCATCGTCGAGGCGGCCGTCCCCAATGTGGTCGAGGCCGTGACGAAGAGCCTCGCTCAGGCGCGCCTCGGCATCGTCGTGGCGAGCGGTGCCGGCGAGGCCACCACGGGCAGCGCGCTCGTGGTGACACTGACCGAACGCTTTGTTGTGACGGTGGCCCAGGTGGCCGGCCTCAGCACGAACGCACTTGCGCCGATCCAGATCATCGACCGTCTCCTGCCCTGGCTGCATGGGTACCGATCGGCGGATGGAGCGGGCGCAACGCAATACCAGGTGCGGCGGCACGATCCGCTGCCTGAAGACGGCCCGGTGTCGGGCCATCAAATCACTCTCGAAATTGCCGTGGGCGTGCGAGCCCAGGCCTGACGCATTTTCTTATGGCCACTGAAAACACATACTCCATCGAGCGCACCACCGGAGTGGTGACGCCAGGCGCGGCCGCAATCCTCGTCGTCAACGACATCATCCCCGTCGCCATCACGTTCACCCAGTCCGCGGCGAACGTGACCGAGACGCTCCTCGCGCGCTCGGCGCTCGCTGTGGCGATCCGCCTCGGCAGCATGACCGAGCCGATCCTGATTCAGGCCGCCCAGCATGTGATCGTGAGCGGGGTGGCCAAACTGCTCCTGCGCCTCGATCCCGACCAGCAGGCCGATATTTATCGCGCGGCGAGCACCACGGCGTGGGTGGAGGTGACGCTCGCGGAGCGAGCCGGCCCGCGCAATGTCTATGCCTACCAGGGCACGATTGAACTGCCCTCACCCAGTGGCGGCGGCAGTCCCGACACCGCTGCGCAGATCAAGACCAAACTGGAGACGCTGACCGGCACGGACCGGTTGAGCGTGGGTGCGATCAACAACGCCGAATACGACCACGGAACGGTGGCAAACGGCGGCTCGGTCACGCTCGTCACGACGCATGCACGCCAGAAACTGACAGCGTCGGGCGCGGCCGTGACACTCGCGGCGAGCGGCACCTACACCGCACCGACGACAGTGCGCCTGGTGCTGACCGCTACGGGCACCGTGACGATCACCGTGCCGAGCACGGTCGATGTGGATTTCCCCGCGCAGCCCGCGACGAGCATCAGCGCGACCGGACCGGCGACGGTGTATGTGTCGTTCGACCCGGTGACGGGCGTGCTTGCCAACAGGCGAGTCAGCGGCGCACCGGTGCCGGCGACCGGTTCACCCGAAACCCTTGCCGTCGGCGACTTCACCCAGGCAGCGACGATCACTGCCGGAACGGGCAAGATAAGTTTCCCGATGCCGTTTGGCATGACGCTAACGGAAGTCATGGCAGCGGTTGACCCTCCGCAGGCGACCGGGAGCATCCTCACGTTCGACATCAATAAGGCGGGTGTATCGATCCTCTCGACCAAGCTGACCATCGACAACACCGAGGAAACTTCAGCCACCGCGGCGACGCCTGCGGTGATTTCCGATGCTTCGCTCGCCAAAGGTGCGAAGATGACGGTCGACGTCGATCAAGTGGGCGACGGCACCGCGAAGGGGCTCAAGATATACCTCAGCGGGTTTCGCACATGAGCACGACTGTGATCAATTCGTATGCTGGCGGTGGTGGTGGTGGTGG